CAGTAGCAATGAGCACATCTGTATCAAAGTCTGATATAGGAACCTCTGTTACATATAAGGTTCCTGCACCACCTTGAGCATCAATATAAGCGATGAGTGCTCTATATCTTTCAATTGTCATTGAAACGATTGTTACTGCTTCTCCATTCAATGTTGCATTTACATTCATTTTATTTGCCTCTAATTTTTTTTATTGTTGAAATGGTAAGAATCCGTCACGCTGCTTTTGGCTCTACTATACTGGAATAGGACCGTACCCTGCCTTTGGTTCTATCTGATAAGGTCCGAGAAAATTTGCCGTGATTGTAGCTGTAAATAAAAAAAGGTAACTACTAACCATTGCATGCCAAACACCACTTGGCATTTCCAGCGTCCTGATTCCCATATACGAACCATTTTTATAAAATAACACAGTAGTATCCACACCAGATCTTTCCAACTCAAAGGTGATAGTATCTCCTACTCCTACAAACCCGACACCTATATTTTCATCATAACCTGGGATTCCCTGATTATTATATAAAACAAGTCCATCGCTCTGAATAGCCAATGAGTAGGTATCCTGACCGACATTTGGTGCACCATCCAGAAGGTGATCGGGTGTTCCAAAACCCAGCACGCAGTATGCATCTTCTACTGGTATCCAGGTGTCGGCAGTATGAGTAAACTCAAAAATTGTTTTTGTATTTTCTGCTATTGTACCGATTGATCTCGCAGTACCAAAACCTCCTGGTGTACCATCCCCACAATGAGCTACCAAATTACCACCTGATAGCACTGCTCTGGTACTTATATTTACTGGGTCAAATGTTGTCGAAACTAACGGCCATGGCGGAGCTGACGGAACTGCCTCACTTCCAGTAGCTAATATAAGAGGTAAGTCTGTCAAAGGCACTTCTGTTATCTTTAAATTACCTGGACCACCTTGAGCATCAATATATGTAACAAACGCGGTTAGTCTTTGTTCCTCCATGGAAACAATTGTTACGCTTTCACCATCTAATGTTGCATTTACATTCATTTTATTTGCCTCTTAAAGATGCTCTGCATCTGTGGCAATAGGAGCATCTGAATCAAAGTCTACTATACTGGAATAGGATAGAACCCTGCTGTTGGTTCTATCTGAAAAGGTCCGAGAAAATTTGCCGTGATTGTAGATGTAAATAGAAAAAGTGCATTACTGACCATTGCATGCCATGGACCTGCTGGCATCGCCAGCGTCCTGCTATCCTTATATAAACCATTCTTATATATTAACATAATAGCATTCCCATCCGATCTTTCCAACTCAAAGGTGATAGTATCTCCTACTATCCAGCCCCAGCCAAAACTCCCTCCTGGCACGTCACCACCATTGTAGGAGACACCCCCATCGTTTTGAAGACCCAATGAGGTGCTGCCCCCAGAACCAACGCCTAAATCCAAAGGGGCGTCAGCTGTGCCAAAACCCATCCTGCATCTCGCTTCTGATTCTGGTAGCCAAGTGTCGGCAGTATGAGTAAACTCAAAAATTGTTTTTGAACCTTCTGCTATTGTACCGATTGATCTCGCAGCCGATTGGGGTCCGGCTGTACCATCCCCACAATCAGCCACCAACAAACCCTCACCTGATATTGTTGTTTTGCTACCTTTATTTACTGGGTCCCATGTTGTCCCAGCTGACGGCCATGGCGGAGCTGACGGAACTGCCTCACTTCCTGTAGCCAATTCTAATGGTAAATCTGTTAGTGGTATTTCAGCTATTTTTAAATTACCTGGACCACCTTGAGCATCAATGTATGTAACAAACGCGGTTAGTCTTTGTTCCTCCATGGAAACAATTGTTACAGCTTCACCATCTAGTGTTGCATTTACGTTCATTAAAATCCTCCCTCATCGGGTCCTTCTCTGAATCCCAACTCAACATCTTTTTCAATGCCATCAGAGTTTGACTTAATTTCATCGTCATCCCAACCAAGATATTTTTTCATAAGGTAAGCCTTAGAAAATTCTTCGTTGTTTGCAAGAGTCTGATAATTATCAAAGTGTTGCTGTAAGAAATTCTGTTCCATTTGATATTTATATTGATTTGGAGGATTCATAGCCAAATTAAGAGACTTTCTAGTTATTCCATATTCTTTCTGTAGACCCTTAAACTGTAGATGTAATATGAATAAGTCTAACAACTCATCTGTGATTCTATTCTGTTGTTTTTCTAAGAACTTAGCCCATTTTATCTCATCCCTTGAAATTTCTCCAACACTCGTACCACCAAACAAAACATCTCCCTCTTGTTTTTCCTGCTGGGCTGTTACTCTTGACTGAGGATATTTCATTGCTCTATAGAGCTTTCTTGCAAAGTAGTAAATATCATCTAGTTCAGCAAATCCCTTTGCATCACCACCAACAGAGGTAATATCAGAACCACGACCATCAGCTGATTGAGGTAAGAAGAAGTTCTCTAACATTGAGAGAATTTCTGGTTCATGGGTTAGTTTACCTGTATCAGGATTATAAGTTTGTTTCTTTGTGAATTTCATCTTGATCTTTTCAACAAATTTCAATGCCTTATCTTTTGGCATATTACCTGTGTCAATCTTAAAGACCAATCTTTCAGGTGCTCTAATAATTCTATAGATAACAACAGAAGTTTCTAGTAATTTCAACTGATTATAAGGCACTCTAACCTTATCAAGATAACCAAGAACATCCTTACGATTCTTTCCGTATACGCCATAACTGACAAAGCCTATTTGTTCTGGGTAAAACATTATGACATTAGGGTCCTTCTCAGCTTCTTCAAAGGATTTTGGCTTCTTTGCCTTCTGATTCAAATACTGATAAAACGCTGTTATCTGACCTGTTTTAGGATTATAATCCCAATCCATTGTTTCCGATGGTAATCTTTTTACATTTAAAATTCCATCTTTTGGTTTCTTTTTATTAATTATTCTTTCGTAGTAACATCTACCATCAATAAAATATGTCCTCATAAGGTCCCAGAGAAAATCATATATGTTGATTCTACCATAGAAAAGTTCTTCAAATTCTTTATTAATGGCTGTTACCATATTTTCATTCTTTGCCAAGTCTTTGTTCATTATCCGTAAATGTAGAATCTTGTTTTCATCATCTAACTGTGTGCTTTCGTTTGTTGCATCTTCTATGACATCGGCGATTTCTGGCATTTCTGCCATTTGCCTATAGTTAGTTATTTTATCTACTTCATTTGCATACTGTTTTTGGATATACCTATCATAAAACATATTGAAAGAACTAAGACCTATGGAGCCATAAGCATCTGCAAGAGCTACATCTTCAATGCCTTCACCTGAACGATTCAATACGAATTGGTCTGGTAGTGCCCCGTCTCCCTTCTTTTGAAAGGCTAATATTGCTTCTTCAAGCCGTTTTTGTCGTTTGTCTTTTATAAAGTCAAAAATTGCCATATTATTCCTCTAATTGTGGTTGACTGGAGCATTCAACCATTTTTCTTATTTGTCTTGTTAGTTCTTCTGGAGGAACTTCACCAAGTCTTACTAGAATATCAAACATAGTAGCGTTCTTGGTTTGTCCCATTTCAGTTTGCAACATGAAGATTCTATTATGCATGGCTTCCATATTTTCTGTCATAATGTTGAAAGCACAGTCCTCAAATGGACTAGAATCTTGTCCATCTTCACTATATCTTACACCCCTTCTATATAAGATACATTTATCATCACACTTTTTTAAATTACGAAAAGGACATTTGCCTTTTCCTTCACCTTTTTTGAATAACATACATCACCTCTTAGTTTTTTTGTTGTCTTGTAAAGTTTCTTCCATAAGGTCTCCAAGTGCTTGAAGTCCCGTCTGCTATCATACCACTCAAATCGTGTCTATGGGAACCGCCACCACCTTGATAATCAGTCCAAGATTGTGTTGGTTTTCCATTATGCGATTCACCTGCATGACCTCCATCAGTAGTAAAGGCATTCTTTGGAAAGCCGTGTCTGTGGGATGGAATTTCAGAAAGAATAAGCTCATGAGAGCCGGTATATGCTCCGAGTCCACCGTGTTCGTGTGTTGGTTGTGTCCATGTACCGCCAGACTTGTTAGTTCCTGCAACTTCGCCAGCAGCAGCGGAACCCTTTGTTATGTAAACGATTCCATTGTCATGTGTTGTCAAAAGCGTATAGCCTGTAACTGCGGTATTTTTTTCAAATAAGAATATCTCACCTGTTGGCACGGACGCATATTCCCAAGAACAAGTGCCACTACCATCAGTGGCAATTATTACTTTGCCATCTGCGGGAGAACCACTAGTAAATTTTACAGTTCCATCAAGTTGGACATCACCATCTATTTCTACATCTGTAAGTATCGTAACATCACCAGTTCCAGATGCGATTTCAATAGCATCAACACCGTCACCTGAACGGATAGGTCCTGCCATTTCTAAGCCATGAGATTCCATATCTTTTCCTTAGTTCTTTGTTTGCCTCGTAAGATTTCTTCCGTAAGGTCTCCAAGTATTTGCTGTTGCATCTGCTGTTATACTGCCAAGGTCGTGTCTGTGACCTGTGCTTCCACCTGTATAATTTGTATAAGGTGTCCAGTCATAATTATCACCGCCACGAATTGTGCCGCCTGAACCTTTTGAAGTAATAAATTTATGGTTTACCGCTGGAGGGTGTCTATGTGATGGCATTTCAGCGATTGTCAATGTATGATACCCAGTATTGCCACCATGATCGTGTGTTGGTTGTGTCCAGGTACCGCCAGATTTATTAGTTCCTGCCGTTTCTCCGCCAGCCGCGGAGCCTTTAGTTATATAGAGAATTTTATCATCGTGATCTGTCTCTAATGTATATCCTGTAACTACAGTATTATCTTCAAAGAGTATTGTTTCTCCAGCCGGAACAGAGCCGTATACATAGGATAGTGTACCCACAGCGTCAGAGGTGAAAAGAATATTACCTGCTACAGGAGAACCAACTGTAATGTTGACATCACCATCAAATTGCGTGGCTCCGTCAATTTCTACATTTTTAGCTATAGTAACTTTACCTGTACCGGGAGCAATAGTTATTGTATCCACACCATCGGCAGAGGATATTGCTCCTTTCATTTCAAAACCATGTGATTCCATATTAGTTCTTTGTTTGCCTCGTAAGATTTCTTCCGTAAGGTCTCCAAGTATTTGCTGTTGTATTGGCGTCAATACTACCTAATGTATGTCTATGACCCGCTGCCGGACCTCCATCATAAGTACCACCGGCATATCCTGTATAACCATATCTCTGATAATCGTCTCCTGCTTCACCTGTTTCGCCACTGCTGGTAAGAAAATAGCCTCCTAAACCTGGACCGTGTCTATGTGATGGCATCTGTGATATTGAAAGTGCAATATATCCTGTATAAGTGCTTGAGCCGCCATGGTCATGGTCTGGTTGTGTCCATGTACCACCGGACTTATTTGCGCCACCTGTTTCGCCACCTGCGGCAGAGCCTTTTGTTATATATACAATACCATCATCGTGATCTGTCTCTAGAGTATAACCGATTACTGCGGTATTTTTTTCAAATATAACTGTTTTAGTTGAAGGTACGGACTGATACTTCCAACCTAATGTACCATTTGCATCTGTAGTATACAAGACTTTTCCTGCTAACGGCGAACCGCCTGTAATCTTTACAGTTCCATCAATTTGTGTATTGCCATCAATATCTAAATCTGTAAGAAATGTAACCTTTCCAGTTACATCTGTAATATCAATAGCATCAACACTATCGGGTGAGCCAAATACTCCCTTCATTTCTAAACCGTGAGACTTCATATATCCTCTACAACAATTGTGAATTTTTTACCCCAAACAATTCCGTTTGGATTTGTGTTATCATAAACTATAAGACAACTATTGTAATAGCCTTTTTCTAGTGTTGCACTACCGGCATCTATTATAAGCGTGCCTGTTCCATAGCCTGTATCGGTCCAATCAAAATAACTTGAACCGCTTGAATCTAGTGTTGTGGTTCCTATTATTAATAATGCTCTGGTGAGACCGGACAAATCAACGAGAGATTCATTTGTTCTTAATTCTAATATAATCTGATTATCTCTATTAAGATAGATTAGTTCTGACATAGTATCTCCTTATGTCGGGTCGTTTACGCCCATAATCCAAGCTGGCGTAGCTACCAAACCTCCTGAAGTCAAGCTCTGACTGGTACAGGTTGTTACGGCTAGAAGTTTTTCAGCTGAAACATCTATAATTGCAATATGTGTGGCTGTTCCTGTTTCTAAAACATCAAATGAGGATTGTGCTGCTACTGTTGCTCGTCTTCCTGATACCGCATCTGAGTAAGTATAATCAGGTCCTCCTCCTGATGGAGTAAGAGGAGTCCATGCTATCATATAGCCGCCATCTCCAGAACCACTTGCCGCATGTGTAAATGTTGTGGGTTCCTGTGTGCAAACTGTTAATCTATCTCCGAAATCTGCTATAGCATCTAACAGAGCATCTAATACATCATCATGTAGAAACTTTCCCATTATTCTTTCTCCTTAGACTTCGGCACTAGGGTTGCCTGAAGATTTATAATTAAATCTTGTATTTCTAAGAGTATTACTTCTTTTTCTTTATCCATTTATTTGTTTCAATGTCCTTTCTAATGTTCTACTTTCAAGGGTATGTTTAGGAGTCCTACTAAGTATGGTACGCAGAAGTGTCCTAAACTCTATAGAGTTATTTATAGTTGACAACGCTTCCCAAAAGTTCATTCTTCCCATATCTGTATTAATATTTAAGTCATTAATATTTAGTAAAGGAATAATTTTTGTTGCTTCAGCCGAGGTTAAAATATTCAAATTTTGTATAATTAAACTTACAATAAAACTAATTTGATCTGTTGATGTGGCGACCGTCATATCTTGAATGACGAGGTCCCAAGAAGTAGGTCCTTCAAATGGTACCCATATCTGACCGTTAAGAGAATAGTTAGTTGCTGCAATCCATGCCGGAGTTCTTGCTGTATTTGAAATACGAATTTCACTAAATTCAAATTTGCCGTAAATGTAATTAGTTCCGTTGTCTCTAGCGGTTGCTACGGCAAGATCATCTGATGTGCTTATATTAAGTCCTGTTATGTCGTCAGATGTTGGACCACCACCGCCTACATACCATTCGTCTTTATCACCGTCTCTATAACCATAAATTTTTTCATCCGTATGGTCTAGAACCAAGGCGACTGAGTACCAAATTGAATTGAGGTCTCCGTAAGCGAGAGATGATGCTGCACGCTGAACGGCTCCACCGGCACCGCATCTTGCTCGTAAGTTGGCTTCAGCTTGCCAAATACTCCATCCTGCATCCTCAGACCCACGATTTCCCTTTGCTATAATCATTTCAAGAGTTTCATTAGTATTTCCTTTAACAAAAAGTTCAACAGAATATTCGCCGGTACCAGGGTCTAGTATGTCACCATAATCAACCCATTCCTCTATACCGTCAAATGTCAGAGACTTAGCACCAGTATCATTGGTACTAGAATTAGATGAATCCATATTATAAGA